CCAACTGAGTCCTTGTCCGTCCTGCTCACTGATAGGAACCTGTTTGACTCCAAATGTGTGTAGTTTGTCCAAACACCAACGCACACCCAAAAAGAATTCATCTAGGCCTTCTTCCATAGCATCTGCTAGGATCTGCTCTTTGGCTAGACGTGAGTTATCTGCTTCTAAACGTGCTATGATTACTTCGGGCTGTGTGCGCAATTTGGGCTCCTGACTCTATTAACTATAAATACTATTATATACTCATTTAACAGTTTTGTCAACCTGGTTGACACATTATGAATTAAATAGTATACTAGGACTTACTAATATTACAAAGGAGTCAAACATGGCATACCGTGCAAAAAACAACTCACCAAAAGCAGCCGCTCGCAGAGCACTTCGTCGCAGAGGTAAGATTTAATCATGGCTGTTATCAAAAGAAAAAAGGGCTGGAGAGCAAACAAAAGGACTGTATCCGAAGCTGCTCGAAAAGCACTTAAACGTAGATAAACAAAAAGCACCCTAGGGTGCTTTTTTTATTCCTGATCAAACATAGAGTTAAAGATCTGATCAGTAACTTGTGTTTTACGCCTAATGTGACTTTCGTCACGCAAGTTGCCTAATGGTAAAGATCCGTATTGTTTAAAATATGAATCTAAAAACTGATCTTCAAGTTTAGTTACTTCGTGTTTTGGGTTATCAAACACAGCAAATGGATAATTGGACATATCCCAAACTTTGACGCAAACATCATTTTTATTAATATTTGGAAAGTTTTTAATTACATCCAACATGTCAGCACCAGCACTGTTCACACTAGGTTTAGTAGGCCATCCTGGGATTTGAAAAGATTGTCTGTATATTCGTTCACCGAAACTACCTCGTTCCCAATCATTGTCGGCACTTTGGCCGTATTTCATAATAGTACTTTTATAGATAAAAGCGTAACAATAGTATTTGATTCCTAGTTTCTTCATCATACCTTTAATCTCACAGGCATGTAAGCACTTACCTAAATCAAAGGTAATCGTTGGTAATTTAGAAATATCAATCATGTGTCCTCCAACTTTCGTTACCAATTTTGAAATCAACATCTTCTTGTCTAATTGGAAAATCATAAACTAGTGGAGCGATATGAAATCGCCAGCCTAAGATTTCTTCATTGATTACTTTAATGAGAGAATCTAGTTCTACATCACTTATCCATTCAGATTCTCCTAGATTATCGCTTTCAATATCCCATTTATACTTTTCTTTGAGAGCACGTTCGAGTGATTCGATCTGTTCGCCCGGCCCTTCCCAAACATAATCAAAACATGCTCGGTGACTTTTTGCACTATAGGCACATTGATATACCCCGAGGCGCATCCTAGGATTTTTAGTAATGCCAATTTTAATATCGTTTGATCTCATCGGATCTTTAAACGCATACATCCATTTTTTAGCCATTATACACCCCACACATACTGAGCTTGGGGAATCGCAACAAGGCGCCCGCAGTTCTGATTATACAAATTAATTAATCCGTTCATCACAATCTCACGATCATTTTTCAGTAGAGCACCACGACCAAGATTGTTAATCACAGCAGCCTCATAACTATCCTTGATAAGTTTTTGTACTATTTCTGGAGGACCGTACTTAGTAACTAAAATATTTTCTAGTTCGTTATCAAACTGTGCATCAATAGGATAGTTGCCAATATTAAATGCCTGATACAAATAACTCATTGGACGAAATACTTCTAACTCTAAAGGAGCACTAGGCCATACACGACGATGAAATTCTAAAGCGTGTTGCCAGAACACACCGTTGCTTGGTAATCCGTTGGCAAGTGTAAGGTCGTAACATTCTTCACCAGAATTAATCTGGGTCCACGAACCTGCTGTTTTTGCTTTCCGTTTTGGAACACAACCTGTGACTGTAATAATACGATTCATCATAATTGCTTTGGCATCTAAAGTATCTAACAAAATCATAAATTTATCGTAGTGTTCAAGTCCACGTTTGTTTGTTGCATTGATGCGGATCATATTACGCCCTGCTAACCAACAACCGTATTTGATACGACCATCTTCATCATCGGTAAATCCAGCTGAGGTAATAACTTTTGGATCAATGTCGTCGATGTCAACATACCAAATTGGAAATTCTGTATACCCCATTAGCTTGGCTGTTTGAACGGTATGGTGACCATCCCAAATACAGTAGTATACCTTACCCTGCCATGTGAATTTGATAGCACAGGGCACAATAACGGCTGTGTGATCCCAATCTCTAAACAATTTCAGAACATGTTTAGGAGCAATATCTCGTTGAAACAGAGAATAAAGATATAACTGGTCCCATTTGACGTAGCCGTGTTTAGGACTAAGGCTGGTGTTGCTGGTTGGATCGTAAAGTGAGTTTATTTTTGTGGTATAATTTGGGCCTATGACTGCAACCAACCCTTGGTGAATATCTTCACAAGGAATCATACCGTGCATGTGTGAATAATTTTGTGACATCGTTCGCAAATCGATTACGTCTGACTCAACGTCAAATTTAATGTTATATCTAGCGAGGAAGTTCCTGATAGCTGTTTTTGGATTCCAGCTCGACTTTTGCTTTTGAGCCAGCAAGGCTATTGTGTTTTGTTTCATTTTCTTGTCCTTTAATAACAAATTGTGTGCTTTGCCTACTTCACCTGTTTCGGCGCACTGTATAAAGTATAACAGGATCCAAAGATTCTGTCAACCTATTTACTAGCCCAAAAAGAATTCCCAACTAGGATGTGACATGTGATAGCCCTTTTGCCTACGCTTTTCAGCTAATTCCCAGTAGTCAGGACGATAGGGTTTGATTTTGGGTTTCATTTTGGTATGAGAACCTTTGACATAGTTACAGGGCTTGCAGGCAGTGGTTAAATTTAACCAATTTGATTTGCCACCTAAACTTATAGGATGTACATGATCCATAGTGGCTTCTGATTCTATTACATGTGCGCCACAGTATTGACAGGTGAGTTGATCACGTAGAAATAAATTACGTTTGTTAAGTCTCACTACCTGTTTGGGCTTTTGGTAATCTTTCAACATGATCACTGCAGGCACTCGAGTCGCCCAATTAGCCGAACGAACTATCCAATCATCATACCAATCCATTACTGTGACTTTGTCCAAGACGAGATAGCGGATGGCTTCTTGCCAATCCACAACACTCAAGGGTAACAGACTCACGGGCTGTGCGTCTGCGTTCAGTACTAAGGTAGTCATTTAGGATATCTTAAAAGTGTATTTAACTGATGAATCATTATACGCTCAGATAATATCAAACGCAAGGAATTTCTACATAAATTATTAAGCGGTTGACAGATTTGCTGTATGAATATAAACTTAATGAATTAATATAAAAAGGAAGCGATATGAGTCTAGTACCAATGGTGATTGAATCTACTGCCAAAGGCGAGCGTGCCTATGATATCTACAGTAGACTGTTAAAAGAACGTATCATCATGTTAGAAGGTGAAGTGCATGATCAAATGGCTAATCTAATAGTAGCCCAATTGTTGTTCTTGGAATCAGAGAATCCCGAAAAGGAAATTTCGTTGTTTATTAATTCACCGGGGGGCTCAGTAACTGCAGGCATGGCCATCTATGACAGCATGCAGTTTATCAAACCAGACGTAGCTACCTATGTAATGGGACAGGCCTGCTCAATGGGCAGTTTGTTAGCACAAGCGGGCGCAGCAGGTAAACGCTATATGTTGCCCAATGCTCGACACATGATACATCAACCTTCAGGTGGTGCTCGTGGACAAGCCACTGATATTCAAATCCAAGCAGAAGAGATACTGAAGATGAAAAAGAATCTCACAGAGATCTATGTCAAACACAACGCAAAAGGCAAGACCTTTGATGAACTAACCGCAGACATGGAACGTGATAAGTTCATGAGTGCTGCAGAAGCGTTGGAGTATGGACTAATTGATAAAATAATCGAGAAAAGATAATGAATCTACAACAACTAGGTAAGATAGACAAAGGCTGGGGCTTTGAAATCATATTCGCCAACAATGATCGCTACTGCGGCAAACTGTTGGTGTTTGAACGTGCAGGAGCCAAGACCAGTCTAGTGTTTCACAAAGACAAACGCAAGAGTTGGTTTGTGAATGCTGGTAAGTTTCGAGTCAAATACATTGATGTAGCCACAGGTGAGTTCAAAGAAGCTGTGTTAGAAGAAGGCAAGACCGCAGACTTTGCAGAACTAGGGCCACATCAGATCGAAGCTCTGACACCTAACTCTATCATCTTTGAAGTGGGTACTGCAGATTATGTGGAAGATCGTTTTAGACTTGCACCTGGTGATACTCAAACGAACTCTTCAGAGCCGAAATAAGATCCTCAATCATTCCATCGTCATGAAACGGAGTAGGTGCAAAACGTAGTCGTTCTGTTCCCACTGCAACCGTTGGAAAATTAATAGGCTGCACATAGATATTATGTTCATTTAGCAGAGTATCTGACACAGCCTTACATTTCTTAGCTTCACCAATCAACACAGGTACGATGTGAGTAGTTGAACATTCCATTACTCGTATACCATTATTGTTTAATCTGTGTTTGAGTTTTCTAGCACGTTCTTGATGCTTTTCACGAAGCTCGTTATGATCTTTCAAGTACTTGACCGCAGCCAACGCACCCGCACAACTAACAGGGCTCATTGATGTTGTGAATATGAACCCAGCGGCTACGGAACGAATAGCATCAACGACATCTGCATCGGCAGCAATATAGCCACCTTGGACTCCATAGGCTTTCCCTAATGTACCATTGACTATGTCAATACGAGATTCTAGCCCTAGCTCTTCAACTTTCCCACCACCGTGGGTTCCATAAAGCCCTACCGCATGTACTTCATCGATGTAGGTAATCGCACCGTATTTGTCCGCTAGGTCACATATTCCTTTGATATCACCTACATCACCGTCCATAGAATACACTGATTCAAAAACTATACAGGGTGTTTGGCCTGCGAGTTTAACTGAACACAATATGTCTTCTAGGTGCTGTAGATCATTGTGTCGAAACACTGTTTTTGCAGCACGACTATGACTCATGCCTATGATAAGACTGTTGTGATTGTTGGCATCTGATACGAAATGTATATCGGGTATGATTTTGCTGAGTGCTATTAACGTCCATTCATTGGCCACATAAGCAGATGAGAATAACAGTGCTCTGCTCTTGTTATGCAGCATGGCTAATTCATGCTCCAGAGCCACGTGATAGTGACTGGTTCCGCCTATGTTTCTAGTACCACCCGAACCCGAACCTGTTTGATCCAATGCAGTATGCATAGCATCTAAGACTACTTTATGCTGGCCCATGCCCAGATAGTCATTGGAGCACCAATTAACTATAGTTTTAATGTTATAAGGACCATACCATATGGCTTTAGGGAAATCACCGCGCTCACGAATAATGTCGTTGAACACACGATATTTGCCATTGGCTTTGAGATCTAATATAAGTTTTTTAAAAGGTTCTTTGTTGATCATAGTAAACTTATTTAAGCTAAATACG